AGTCCTTTCTTTCGTTTAACTATTGATGACTTTGATTTACAAGCTATAGCTGGTGATAACAGAGGTCAAGTTGAAGAAGGACTAGCACGTATTGAACGTGCAGCTATGGCAGAGATAGAGTCTAAAGCTATTAGAGTACCAGCTTTTGAAGCCCTTAAACTACTTATAGTAACAGGTAACTCACTAGTATACATGCCTAAAGAAGGTGGTATGAAGGTGTACAGACCAGACCGTTATGTTACTAAACGTGACACAATGGGTAACTTACTTGAAGTTATTACTAAAGAAAGTGTTAATGTCTTAAACTTACCTGAGGAAGTAAAGGTATTATTACCTGAGTCTGACTCCCCTGTAAAGAACTATGACTTGTATACTAAGGTGTGTCTTGTTGATAGAGGGTGGGAAGTATATCAAGAGGTGTCAGGTATAGAAGTACCTAACTCACGTGGTATGTTTAAGAAAGACCAGAACCCTTACATCCCCTTACGATTTATTCGTATTGATGGGGAAGATTATGGTAGAGGTTTCATCGAAGAATATCTAGGTGACCTACGTAGTTTAGAAGCATTAACTCAGTCTATTGTACAAGGTTCAGCTGCTTCTTCTAAAGTATTATTTCTTGTACGTCCTAATGGTACAACAAAGTCTAGCAGTTTAGCTAAAGCTCCTAATGGTGCTTTCATAGCAGGTGATGTTAATGACGTTTCAACATTACAAGTACAAAAAGCTAGTGACTTTCGTGTAGCCTTAGAAACTATGAGAATGATTAACGATAGATTAAGTGCAGCATTCTTGTTAAACACTAGTGTACAAAGACAAGCAGAACGTGTCACAGCAGAAGAGATACGTTTCATGGCACAAGAACTAGAGACTTCTTTAGGTGGTGTATATTCTATACTGTCTCAAGAGTTTCAGTTACCATTAATAAACTTACTACTTGAATCACTAACGAAGCAAGGCAAGATGCCACGTATGCCTAAGGAAAGTATCAAACCTACAGTAGTCACAGGTATTGAGGCACTGGGACGTGGACAAGACTTAAACAAATTAGCTACATTCTTGCAATATCTACAACCATTAGGTCAAGAGATTATTGCTAATGAGATGAATGTAGGAGATTACATAGACAGACTAGCAGCATCACTAGGTATTGATACTTCTGGCTTAATTAAATCTGAAGAGCAGAAGATGCAAGAACAGATGATGATGCAACAACAACAACAAGCAATGTTAGAACAACAAACAGTAGCTGGTATGGCACAAGCAGCCACACCTAACTTAGCAAAAGCTGCTGTAGAAGAAGGATAATAATATATGGCAGACGCAATTAATACTTTTCAACCAGATGCTCCAGAATCTGAAGAACATCAACAAGCTATGCTTGACAGAGAAAGAATAGAAGAGGTAGATGAACGTCCTGAGTGGCTACCTGAAAAGTTTAAAAGTCCAGAAGATATGGCTAAAGCTTACGCATCTTTAGAATCAAAACTAGGACAACCTAAAGAAACTACAGAAGAAACAGAAGTATCCCCTACTGAAAATCCTTCTGAAGTTGCTGAACTTCTAGATGAAAGAGGTTTGGATTTCTCAGCATTTCAAGAAGAGTATGCTGATACTGGTACACTATCAGAGGAAGCTTATCAAGCTTTAGAAGAAGCAGGATTCTCTCAAACTCTGGTAGATTCTTGGATAGCAGGACAAGATGCTCTTGCTGAATCCACAAAACAAAGTGTATATTCTCTAGCAGGTGGAGAAGAACAGTATGCTAGTATGGTAAACTGGGCTTCTCAAAATCTACCTGAACATGAGATAGATGCTTTTAATGCAACAATGAATACGCAAGATAGAAATATGATTCAACTTGCTGTTCAAGGGATGTTTGCACGTTATCGTTCTGAAGCAGAACCTAACCTTATACAAGGCAACAATAGTTCTGGAGCTTCAGGTGGGAAATTTGAAAGTACTGCACAAATGACTGCTGCTATGGCAGACCCTAGATACGCAAATGACCCAGCCTACAGACAAGAGGTAGCTAATAAATTAGCAAAGTCAAGTCTGTTCTAATATTGTTGTTCAGGTTGGGGGAGTATTCCCCCTTCCTTTTAAGTACACGATTAACTTGGTGTATTTAAAAGGAACTGATATCATTCCTACACACTAAGCTAAAAGACAAACGATTACCCCTGACCCCTTGCGAGGGACAATCTTGGAGAAAGGATGTAGAAATGCTGAGTGTAATTTCAACTCAACTTAACTACTAAGAGGTAATTTAAAAATGGCACAAGCTGCTTCAAACCCTGCTTACACCGTAAGTTTTCAGGGTCAAACCAATAATACAGGTGACGTTAGAGACCTGTTCCTCAAGCTATATGCTGGGGAAGTCCTAACTGCATTTGAAGAAAAGAAAGTCCTAATGGACAAAGTGAGAACTCGTACAATTAGTAAGGGTAAATCTGCATCATTTCCAATGACAGGTAGAGCAACAGCTGAATACCTAACCCCTGGGAATGAGATTACAGGTGGTAACATCAGAGCTAGTGAGAGAATTGTAACTATTGATGACTTGCTCATCTCTAGTCAGTTCATTGCTAACATTGATGAGGCTATGAATCATTACGATGTAAGAAGCATCTACTCTAAAGAAGCTGGTATTGCATTGGCTAATGAAGCTGATAGAAACGTTGCAAGAATGCTAACTAAAGCTGCATTATCAACTAATGCAACTAGAGCAGCAGGTCTTGTTCAAGGATATAAAGACTTTTCTGAAGAAGACTTTACTGATAACGTAACTATTGGTACTGCTACTGCAGATTCTATAGACCCTGCTAAATTAGCTAAAGCTATCTTTGATGCAAAGAAAGAGTTTGACATCAAGAACGTTGACCATAGCAATGCTGTGGTAGCTCTTGCTCCAGACCAGTACTATGCATTACTAGACGTTTCAGACGGTTCAAAGCTAACTTATATGAATAAAGACTTTGGTGGTAACGGTAATCTTGCAGGAGCTACTGTTCCTATGATTGCTGGAATGCCTGTCATTATGTCTAACCATGCTAAAGTATCTAACCTATATGTAAACTTTACTACAGGTGATGCTAACGAAGGTAAGACTTCTGACAATGCTCCACTAGCAAATACTGCTGGTTCAGGAAGAACTACACACTATGACTTACCAACTGCTGCTGTAGATGGTGCAGACATGGTGGCTATTGCTTCTAAGATGAGAGGCTTTATCTTTACACCTGAAGCTGTAGCTACTGTAAAGCTACTTGACTTAGGTATGGAATCAGAGTACCAAATCAATAGACAAGGTACACTAATGGTAGCCAAGTATGCAATGGGACACAACGTATTACGTCCTGCTGCTTGTATTGGATTACTTGAAGTTTAATTATAATAACAGGGAGAGGTTTCTAGAGCCTCTCTCTATTTTTATTGGAGTGTATTATGCCAGAAGTAGGTGGAAAGAAATATAAATATACTAAAGAAGGTATAGCTAAAGCTGAGAAAGAAAAAAGTAAATTAGAAAAACGTTTAGAATTTATGTCTCCTATTTATAAAAAAATGTTTCATAATGATGGTTATATGTCTAATAGTTTACATAAAGACCATATTAATAAATATAGTACAAGTAAGAAAAAAGCTGATACTTATACAGGTAGAACTATTAAAAGAAAAGAAGCAGATAATACACAGAAACAAAAAACTTTAAAAATAAAACCTAAATATAAAAAGAAAGTAAAGATATGAGTATAGAGTATAGAGGAGAAACCTTTAGTGGTTTACGCATACCTAAACGTACTCCTTCTCATAAAACAAAGTCACATGCTGTATTGATAGGTACTAAAGACAAGCCTAAGATGATTAGGTTTGGTGAACAAGGTGCTGAGACTAATAAATCTAAAAAACAACGTGATGCTTTCAGAAATAGACATAGAAAGAATATTGCAAAGGGTGAAACATCTGCAGCTCATTGGGCTAACGAGACTAAATGGAAAGCATAGGAGAATGTAATGGCAGGAACAACACAGCTAGATGCAGTCAATACAATGTTATCTGCTATTGGAGAAGCACCAGTAAGTAGTCTGTCATCTGGATTGATAGAAGCAGAAATAGCTGAAACAATATTAAACACAATAGATAGAGAAGTACAATCTATGGGTTGGCACTTCAACAAAGAATTAAACAAAAGCTTTGCTCAGAATACAGATGGTGAAATAATTTTACCTAATAATATATTAAGAGCAGATGCTACACTTGCACCACAAAGTCCAGACTTAGTACAACGTGGTTTAAAGATGTATGATAAAAAGAACCACACGTTTAACATAGGTACTAGTGTATATTTAGATGTTATAGTACAGTTAGATTTTGATGACTTACCTGAGGTAGCTAAGAGATATATTATCCTACGTGCTACTAGAGTCTTTCAAGATAGGGTAGTAGGTTCAGGTACATTACATGAATTTCAATTAAGAGATGAGCAAAGTGCATTATTAGAACTAAAAGAATTTGACCAGATAACAGAAGATAATAATATCTTTGACAATTATGACACATATGCTATCATCGATAGACAGGGACGGAGAACACTTTAATGGCACTCATCAGTCAATCTATCCCAAATCTTATAAATGGGGTATCACAACAACCACCATCTTTAAGGCTTAGTACTCAAGCAGAACTACAAGAGAATGGTTTGTCTAACGTTGTTACAGGTTTATCTAAACGTCCTAGTAGCTCACATATAGCTGACTTAGGAACAATTTCTAACTTAGATAAAGCTTTTATACATACTATTCGTAGAGATGAGAATGAATTTTATTCTATGGTAGTAGATACTGCAGGTACTATAAGGGTGTTTGACAAAGATGGTGTATCTAAAACCGTAACTAACAATGCTCCTACTTACTTAAGTGGATTAACTGACCCTAACAAAGAACTAGCAGCTGTATCAATAGCTGACTCAACTTTCATTGTTAACAAGAACACTGTTGTAGCTAAAGGAACGGCTACATCTCCAACTCGTAATCCAGAAGCTTTAGTATATGTTAAACAAGCTGACTACTCCTCAACCTATCGTGTAGTATTAACCAAAGGTGTTAATACAAGTACTGTAGAATTTGCTACAAAGTCTTCAACACAGGATACAACAGCTGAAACACAGAATGCAGAACGTGGTGCATCAACAGATTTGATTGCTACTAACTTAAATACTTTTTCTGGTACTGCTGTTAATACAACTTACTATGATAACATTACTAATGGTAGTGCTGTGTCAGGTTTAACAGTTACACAGTATGGTAACGTATTACATATTCAATCTACTGACTCTACAGACTTTCAAGTAGAAGTAGGAGACTCTCATGGTGGAGACCATCTACTTGTATTTAAAGATGAGACAGCTGACTTTAAAAAGTTACCTATAGAAGCACCAGTTAATTATACTATCAAAGTATCAGGTGATAATCAGAAAGCTCAAGATGATTATTATGTAAAATTTACAGATGAAGAAGTATGGAAAGAAACATTAGAGTCTAACATTCTTACAGAGTTAAATGCTTCTACAATGCCACACAAGTTGACTAAATTACCTAGTGGTAACTTTCAGTTTGACCCTGTGACTTATGATGAAAGAACTGTAGGAGATGATAACACAAACTCTTATCCTTCTTTTGTAGGTTTTACACTAAGTGATATATTTTTCCATCGTAATAGACTAGGTGTACTAGCTGATGAAAATGTTATCTTTGCTAGAGCAGGTGAATTTGCAAGCTTTGACTTCTTTCGTAAATCAGTACTAACTATAGTAGATAGTGACCCTATTGATGTTGCAGTCTCGTCTAACAAGGTTAGCATACTTAAACATGCTGTACCTTTTAACGAATCTCTATTATTGTTCTCAGATTTGACACAGTTTAAACTTACTGCTGACCCAATACTAACACCTGAGACTATTAACATAGCTAATACTACAGAGTTTGAAGCTTCATTAAGAGCTAAACCATCACAAGTAGGTAAATTTGTTTACTTTGCTTCTAAAAGAGGAGCATGGTCTGGCTTATGGGAGTACTTTGTAGATACTGACACAGACACTAATGATGCTACAGAAGTTACAGCACACGTACCTGAATATCTAAATGGTGAAGTTATAAACATAGAAGCTTCATCTAATGAGGATATGATACTTGTACAAACAGATAATGACCCACAGGCTCTTTATGTGTATAGATACTACTGGAGAGGTAGAGAAAAACTACAGGCTTCTTGGTCACGTTGGACATTTACTGGAGATATATTAGGAGTATCTTTTAATCGTGCTGATATAACTTTATTAGTCAAAAGAAATAATAATTTATTTCTTGAACGTATAAATTTATCTGTAGATGATGCTACTAATTACACTACTAATAACTTTAGTATACATTTAGACAGAAGAGTAAAACTAGAAACAGGTGGTTTAACAGCTATACCTTATACTGATGCTAGTGTTATTTATATAGCTCAGACAGGTCAGATTATACAGTTAAGTGACGTAGCAGCTAGACTAGCTAATAGTGAAGTAGTTTATGCAGGAATACCTTTTGAATTTAAGTATCAATTCTCTGAACCAGTTGTTAAAAGTGGTGAGAAAGCTATAACTACAGGACAATTACATATCAGAAACTATGCTGTGGTATATAATAATACTGGATTTTTCCAAGCAGAAGTAACTCATTCTAAACGTACTCCTTATGTAAGAAGTTTT